AAGCAAGCCAACAGCAGAAGGTATTTCCTGCGCGTCTTTACCAAGCAAACCCTCAGACTGGTTCAATCCGCCGCCGTCAAACAAATCAACGTACCACGGCACATATTCGCGCGTTTCTGGATTAAAATAACCCGGCAGACTATCGCCGCCAGTAATTTTCATCATTTCATCGCCACGCGCCCCAGCTTCCGCTGCTTTGCGTGTGCCTAAAAGCGATTTTAACCCGCCAAGATCAAGTTCCTTGCCGCGCTTGGATGATAAATCGCTAAGAAAATCAAAAATACCCATTCAAGAGTCCTCTTTTTTCAGCACAGTAACACATTTATTTTATAAAGGCCACGAAGGTGGTATTACCCGCAATATCACACATCCTCTAAGCCATCCATGACCTTTTTCATGCGGTCTGACAGTTTCCAATGGCCAGCGCGCCACCTCGCAGCATACTGCGCATCTTCTAAATCTAACCCCCGACCAATATATGTCTTAATCCAGTTATTCATACGGATATTTTTCATTTTAGGCGATAACTTGTTAAACGGAATAGATTTCATGCAATACCTTTCAAATTACGCTTAATAGCTTGTTTCCAACTTGACATAGCGCCGGACAAAGCCGTCGCAGCGTCGCTGGCCATAGTCAAACATAAAGCGTCAGCTAAATCCGGCGACCTTAGCCCACGCTTGCGCATGTCGTCCTTACTCTCAGCCTTCATCTTGCCTCCGGGCGTAAACGAAAATCTAATTGCAGTTAATTCTGCCAGCAATTGATCGTCATTCGGTAATTTGCACGAACGATCCTCTAACCAACCCTTGGTCTTAAACCAAAGCTCAGCCCGCAAATTCATGTAAGTATTGCCCATAGAAGGAGCCTCGCCAACATTAATACCACGCACAGGCGCGCCCAACTCACGCAGTCTGTCCACAACGCCGCCGCCAACGCCAATACTGTCAACCAATATCTCGCTGGGCCGCATAGAGGGCGATAAGCCCTCGTATTCGGCCATAACGCGCCCAACAGTCTGCATCAAATCCAAGCCCTGCCAAGACGTAATTTCAGTCACAACATTGCCGTACCGCTTACAAAGCGCAGTCTTGTCCGAACCAAACCTAGCCACGTCCAAGCCCCAAATAGGCTTTGAGTCAGGCGTAACCTGAATATCGCGGCGAATAGCGCTCTCAACCAAGTGAAACGGAATAATAGTATCATCATCCGCCATAGGAAACTCGCCAAGCACACGAATGCGGAAAGCATTGCTATCCTCACCGTATCTCGCACGCATCTCGTCAACAAACTCGTCAGACACAAGTGGGCTATCCACGCAGGACCAACGCCGCGTCCACCAAGTATTCTTAAGACGCGTCTGGCTTTCAAAAAACGTACCGCTAGACCGCGTAGGGTTAGACAGCAGTATAGTCGTCGCAGCGTGGCCGGACATAGAACCCGCAGCAGCTTCAAACACCTTCTCAGGCACACCAGAAGCCTCATCCACAACCAACAGCACATTAGCAGAGTGTACCCCAGCAAGTGCTTCGGGCGTCTCAGCGCGTGATGTTCTAGCCGAAATAAAAGCCTCAGACGGAGCCGCAGTTAGCTCAACCCGGTCAGACTTAACCGTTAACAAAACCTTTAACTGATCCGGCAACTCATTGATCCACCGCTTTAACTCGGCAAACAAAGCATCAAACAACTGGCCAGACGTGGGTGCCGTAACCACAACCTTATTCGGAAACCGAAGCATAACGTACCAAAGCATAGCCCAAGACGCCGTTGTTGACTTGCCAGTACCGTGGCCAGACCGCACACTCATCTTACGCTCGCCGTTCGCCAGCGCGTTAAGAAACTCAGCCTGATAGTCGTATGGCGTTGCGCCCAGCACTTCCTGCACAAACAAAACAGGATCATCGCGGTAACGCAGCACAAACTCATCAAATGGATTGGCGTTAGTCATCTGTGACATCCTTATAATCTGCGTCAATCGCGCGGGACTCACGCTGGCGATCCTCAGTATCAATCGCGGCAAGATCGGAATTAACCTTGCGTAGCGCGTCTAGGTGCATGTCGCTCACAGAGATGGTTACGTTGGTCTGTGGCCGATTGCCGTATCGCTCCTGATTATACGAGCCTGCCATAAACTTGCGCCACTGAACCTTCTCGCGTGTGGCCGAAATTTCCGACGTGGTGCTGGCCCCGTCTAGCGCGTCAACCATCTCCAAGCCCTCCTCAACCAACGCGTCTGCCGCAGCTTGCCGCGCCTTTGACACGGCAGAAGAATACTCAGGGATAGCGTGGATGGACTTGCTGAGATACTCACGGCTGCACTCATACTCAGCAGCAAGCTTAGTCAGTGTCTTGCCAGAAGCAAGCTGGTCAAACAGGTAGTCTGCTCCGCCTTGCTTGGCGATATCCGCGAGTATGCGCTTGCGTAAAGGCTTGCCTGCCATTTGTGGAACTCCCATTTTATATTTTTTTTACATTGTTTAGGGGGTGTAAGGCAAGGGGGTACGGGGGGTGGCACAGGGTGACACACGGTGGCGCTCGTGTGTGTGAAAGGTATAATAATAACACTACCCCAGGAATCGTTGACCGGGGGGGTATTTTACATACCGTCTACCAAATACCGAACACTGTATTGCGTATACCGTATACAGAACTCAGTGTTCGACATACTGTATACAGTCTACCGTATACAGAATACAGAATGCCTGCCTTAGTGTTCGACATACCGTATTGCGTATACCGTATACCGTACTCAGTGTTCGACATCCCGTATTGCGTATACAGAATGCAGAATACAGAATACCGTACTTAGTGTTCAACATCCCGTATATCAGATGCAGTATTGTAATTGAACAAGCGTTCAGTTAAGCGGGCGCGCCGCGTGTGGCAGTGTGGAACCGGTGCGCTGTGGTACATGTTAATCCCGTTGTTACGTAACGTCACTATATACAATTCAAATCTATTCGATATGGTGATTGTAGAAACAGACAAACATGGAGCGAAACAATGATTGATGTAAAATTCGGAATATCTTCTACAGGCTTTGGCGGCCTTATTGAACAACCAAAGTTTGACGGCCTTGACCGTAGAGTCTTTGAGATACTTAATAGCGGCCACGTCGTTTGGCGGCATGAAGAGGAATGGTTTAGCTTTGGCGAGCGTGCCAGATCATATGGTTGCCCAATGAAGATTGATAGTTTCAGCGTTGGTTAAAACTTGACCTTATAGGGCAGGCCCATGCGGCCTGTCTCGATAAGACCCAAGACCACAACACAACACAAACAAAGGATTAATCAAATGCAAATCAAGCCAATCGGATCAAACATGACAGAGCTGCAAGTTTTGGGCATGTCTATTCTTTTCTCATATGAAACACCTGTCGCCGGATGGGATGACAAAGGAGCGTTTCGCACTGAGCAAAGGTTTAGCTCCACAACCTCAAAGCACATCAACAAGTATCTTGGCGGCAAAGATATTGGCCGCACTGTTTCTCAGTCTTATATTACTGGCCTTGTCGATTTTTCCGAAGATCAAGCAATGGAAGCGCTAATCGCATGACCCGCCGCCAATCAAAAATAATACGCCAACAAGTCCGCGCCATTCTATTGCAAATCAGCCTTGGCGCTTGCGCCGGGTTGGCGATTGGCGCTGTCCTTTTTTTAAACCTGTAAGGAGATAAACAAAATGCAAACCTTCGCTGATATGAATTGCCGCAAATGCGACACAAAAAACCCTATGGTGTTCTTTGCGCCTGTATCCGTCGCGCCATATAGCTGCATCTGCTTTGATTGCGCCAAGTCGCGCCAATGGCTTGATGCAGATGGAAACTTGCGCAAAGGGGTTTCGCTATGAATGAATTTGTAATTTGGGGATTAACTAAGGATAAATCTGACCCCATTGATGAAATACCTTTATTTACCAATGCGAGTAGCAAGGCAGAATGTGACGCCATTATGATTAAGCTTGCATCAAAACACGGTTGCCACCGAATGCGCGTTCAAGTGATTGATGGATTAGTTCCAGATTTTGCCTCATGCGTTGCAATTTAAACCCGCAACAAAACGCCCGGCCATTGTGCTGGGCTTTTTAATGCATTGTATCACCTTTAATATCATCGGACATTGAAATGAGGGTTTCAGCTAGTGCCTGCATAATTATATGCTCTGGCACGCCGTCCAGCAATTGTCTTTCAATAAAATCAATTGTTTTGTCACAAGCCGTTTCATTTTCCGGCATATCATCGCAATCTATAACTAAATGCAGATCAATCCTAAACGCCATTCGCCCGGCCTTTCAAAATCGCCCAGCGCATTTCAAGGCGCGCTGAGCTAGTTGTGCGAGCGTTTGGGAGGTTGATACCCGCACAACCTTAATAGCGCCTTAAACGGCCTTAGATCAAGCCCCAGAGCTATTCTGACACCTCAGCCCCTAGCGCCATATATCCGCAGGCGTCAATTGAGCTATCTCGATGCGGTCCACGTTTTAGCCGGGCAATCTTTAACAGCGTCATGAGATGGCAAACATCCGAAGCGGTTATGTCTATATCAAGATACGCTGAGAAGAGCGCGGCGGTTGTGCCGAAATTATCCTTTGGTTCACCATAATCCAGATTTCGCCTTCCATTAATTAATTCCCCGGCAATAGACAGCACCTCTGACCGCGTGTTTTTTGCTTCACTCATTTTCTTTTCTTCCTTTTTTTTTGCATTTCCATTTTGCGCCGCAATATCGCGTTGCGTTCGTCCAACGTCCAACTTGGTTGACTTGGATCAAATTTCCGGCGGTTTGCAAATCCTTCCAGCTCTCCAATATCACGGCAAGCATTCAACCTGTCACTAAACGAGTGCATAGGCTCCGGCACCACATGAGTGCCAGCAGGACTGACAATTGCTGAACCGTCTTTTATCTTCTGATTGATCCAAGTTCTGATCTTTTCATTCATTTATTAAACCTTTCCCAAACCCGGCCACTATGAATAATATTTATTTATTTATTAATATAAATAAATAAATAAATTAATAGTAAGGTGGCGATGGTACTAATTTGATACTAATTACTACTAATCACTACTAATCATACCACCTAACCCATTGAAAAACAAAGCAACCGTAATTAGTATCAAATTAGTAAAACACCCCTGAAAAAAACACACTTAGCAGCTCCGATACTAATTACTCCCTAAACCATTGATAAGTAACAATAAGCACCCTCAAACCATCGTTTCTGCCGCGTATAGACATAATAGCGTTGCCTCAGCTCTACCATCAAATTTTGCTAATTTAAAAAGCTCAGCTTGCTTAGGGAAGCGGTCCATAGCCATCGCCCGGCTTGCATTTTTATCCTTAGAAAGCCCAAAATATTTCTTCCATTTTGCTGGGGTGACATATTGCACGGGCAATTTGTTTGCCGCCACTGCCATTTGCAATTGCCCAAAATTCTGTCCAAATCTAAATACGGCACTTGAATTCTGGCCCGGTCTGGACTGGACCAATTCTAATAAGCACATGCATTTTTCGTCTGCTTCGTTTTTCAGAACGTCCAACAGGGAATGCAAATCTATAATCACCTTACCTTTTGGATTTTGCATTACCGGCATATCGTGGACTTCAAGCTTGCCCGTATCGGTCCAATATAGCGCGATTGCACCCGTGAAACCCGGATCGCATCCATATATCAGCATATCAATCTGCCG